AAAACCACGCTGAGGAGCCAGCCACGGCAGTCCCAAAGAAAAAGGCCTACGCTAGCGATAGCGTAGGCCTTTATTTTATTATGGTGGGCCGTGGGCGATTCGAACGCCCGACCAATTGATTAAAAGCCAATTGCAATACAAAATGAAAACACAAACTTGCACTATATCATTTTGGGAAACACGCCTACACAAACCGTTGATTTCATTGAGTGCAAAAAGGTATTTTGGGAAAAATAATCATGAAGAATGTCACAATTTCCTACAAATGCACCAGGCCCGGCCAGACAACCCACTCAGGCCGCCATCAATCTCCCCTGGCAGGGGAAAGCCGACGCGCCACAGCGTGAATACGACCACAACCAGGCGCAGATCGACAAACTTAATTATTGGAAAACGAATGACAACTGAAGAGCAATTTATAAAAATGTTGGAAGCCATCGCAGAAGCAGCAAGTTCAGAAGCTACATCTCAAGAATGCGGGACAGACGCAGACACTGATTATTGGGAAAAAGAAACAGAACGAAGAATAAGAGATGCATTAGCTGTCTTTTTACAAAACAAATATTCAGATAACCCCAAATAGCATTTACTGAATACTGCCTGCCTGCCAGCAGGACAGACTAGAACGACGGCAGCAGCACTTCGGTGTATGTCAGGTTCGGCGCGGCTTCGATGATGCGCCCGGACTGCACGAACGCCATACCGCCCACGGGCACGGTCTGGCGCATAACCCGGGCCGACCAGGTACCGGATGGATCTTCCACGGTGCTGGTGCCGTCACTGTTGTGGGCAACAACTTTGACAACCATCAGCGGATCCTGCGGCAGCAGGGATTCAAATCGTTTTCTCAGATTTTCAGCGGCCAAGATACACCTCCACATCTACAGTCTGGCGAAATGCCGGGCGATTCGCATCCACGCGCACGCCACGGCTCAGGCCAATGCCAAGAGGCCCGTAGTCGATGAACGTGTTGGGTTGAATGATGGGCAACTGCGTATCTCCACCAATTGGCATTGACAGACTCACCCGCTGGCGCCGGCCAGTCGCACCCAAGATGGAGGCGCCGCGCTGGCGGACTGCATCGGCATGGGTGATCAGATCATGGGTGACCATTTCGGCATAGTCATCCCCTGCCGTTCCCTCGACAATTGCCCGGCCAAGCACGCCCTGGCTCGCACCACTGACGTAGACGGCATTATGGGCGGGCGATTTGACCCACTCCACGCCCTCTTGAACCACGACATTTTCCGGCAACACCACGCCCGGGGTGGCGCTGGAGTCCCATTCCCATGGCATGAGCGGGTACCTGGGACGGATTCGGATGGTCTGCCCGGTAGGATCGGCCTGCACCAGGGCATTGATGGCCCCTGCAATGGAGTTGATTGCGCTAATATGGCTACCGGTGTGGCTCCAGGCGCCAGCCGGGGCCAGCCAATCAGTAATCTCTGTCGCATCAATTGTCCAGCCGATCGACTGCCCGTTTACGGTCAATGCGCCCTCCATGAGCTGCACAACGGTTCTGGCCTGGGCCGCATTGTCGTAGGTGACAGCATCGGCATAGGGCGCGTCAAGGGTGGCGGCCATGCCTCTACCGCTGATGCTCAGTGATTTGCCGCTGAAGGTGCGGTTGCGGCGCAGGTTTTCGGCCATGAACCGGAACTCGTAGCTATTGATGACCAGTTTCAGCTCGACCGGCCCAGTGCCGTCATCCTGCACCAGGGTTTGCGCATCGATGGGCACCGCAGCAGACATCGCCCACACCCAGCTGTCGGCATCGATGGACGCAGTGGCGGATAGCACCGGGATCTCGGTGTTGTCAGATACGCGGAACAGGCGGGCCTCATTGAGCATAAAATACACCCTCATAACAGGAACAATAATCTGTCCCGGCGGCGGCGCACCGCCATCTCCAGGACAACGAAACACCAAATCAGGCCGCGTAACCGCCAGCTCTGCAAACACCAATTGCGCCAAGCCTGGCGTCGGGTTATAGCATGGTGGTTCTGGCGGTTTTGGCGGCTCAGGCGGTAACTGACCACCCCAGCCACCTATATAGTCACCACCATCCCACGGCATGCATATACGCGCATCCAGCTGCACCGCTTGCTGCTGCCGAGAACAATAATATTTGTTGCCATGCGCCGCTGCGCCCCAATATTCGCAAACGAGTGGCCGCGCCGTTTTCCGCAATGAAATCCATGGCATGCAAACAGCATCAGTATTGATTCTGCCGGCTTGCGCCCACTGATCACACAGCGCATCCCTAATTACATCGAGCTGCGCAAATGGCGCGCAAACACTGGCGGCATCACGGTGCGTTGCATCAGCAAATAAAATACATTCAATCGGCTTGATTCGCACCGAATCTGCCCAGCCAGCACAGACCAAACCAGGCATTGAGACCGCTGCAGAAACCGGGTCACAAATTGTAGTTTTTATGCTGATCGATTGCGAAAACCCATCGCACACATCCGATTTTAATGGATATGCTGCTTCGTGCGCTGCATCTATATTTGCTGCTATTCCACGCCACACCGCGATGTCATACCAGACAGCAACCGCAGCCAACGGCGGCGCGATAGTGGCGGCAACCGATACGCCGTGCCCACCGCCAATCGCAATATCTGTAACCGGAGCAGGCAGCAGCGCATCAATGGTGACGGAATGCCCATCACTACCAACTGCACATGGATCAACCCCAAATACCAGATCAACATGGCCTGGCGCCGGATTCCATTCTCCGCAGAATGTTAGATTTACTGTCACTCACTGATTACCGCACTCAGCACATTGAGATAGCCTCCCTGCACAACAGGCACAGGATCAACTGTTACACCCTGACCAACTGTCATATCCAGCACCCAATCACCGTTGTTGTCGATAATGCGAGCCCAGGTAGGATCTCCATTTTCCAAAGCAGCCTGCTGCAACTGCAGATTCAGCGTCAGCGTTTGATCTGTAATACTGCCGACCGGGTCGAGAAACGGAATCACGCCAAGCCTCGCCGTTTCCGCGCCCCCGGGTGATGGTTGCACTCCATCCAGAATCAGTAGATTACTCCCGACATCAATCGCGTCCAGCAACAGCTGCAGGCGGGCGGCACGCAATACCGGCGTGAGGCGCACAGTCATTGCACTGTGGCCTCTATTCTTGCTGCAACCACGTCGTTGTAAACCTCTGCATTGTCATCTGCCAGAATCAAATAACTCCTACCGACAATCAGCCCGGCAAACGAAAAAGAGCCGTCCAACGCGCTCCAGCACTCCCTTACAATTACTCGCGTACGGTTATCAAGACACAATACTCTACGCCTGGCTGGCACTGCTGGCGACGCTGAGTCTTCCTTTATAGCAACAGTGCCAGTGATTTTACCTGCGCCAAAAACCTGCCTGTCGGAACGCACAATACCACCAATAACCCGCTGCTGAACAGGAGCCGCAGGCCCGCCATAGCCAACGCGGAAAATTCCGCCAACGATGCGCGCAGCTATCGCCATGGGCCAGTGATATCGATCATTACGGATCCTATGCTTCGTGCACCGTAGTGGAATAGCAGTGATCGACCAGGCAACTGGACGATATCCGACACCACATCTCTATTCTGCAGCGCTTTATTATGCAGCGGCATATAAAACCCTGGAATCTCTCCACGTATAACGTTCGTGCTAAATTCCACGATCATATATGGCGATGCCAGCAACAGCGAATTATCCGCGATGTTGGGATAAACAAATGGCGTACTTGCGCTACCAATGTACCAGCTTGAAAACACACCTCCACCGTACATCCGCACTTCTTCAGCGCCACCAATTTGGGTGCTGGCGCGCGACAAATACCTACACGCTGTGGCGTTAGGGGCGGCAAGACAACTAATTCCAGGAGCCGACGACGGATCCGTTCTTTCTCCGCTTACAAAAGCGTGATATGTGTCTCCAGCCCGGTAGGAAACGGGATAGCCGAACGCATAACAATAGTGCTCCGCACCATTTGCCTGCTCCTGACCCAACCAGTACATGAACATGTCATCAGCAACGATAACCCATTTCGATTTATACGATGCGGATGAAGTTGCTGTTTTATACCAATACAACCCGCCTGCACTTTGCGTGGTTGTGGGAAATGGGCCAACACCAGTATCCACATCCGTCATACTCTCGTAGCCACGTAGCCGCGCCCACTGCGGATCAGTGTCATCCACCCTGAGATAATGACTGTTAGAACCGAATGCCGGCATTCGATATACAGCAACATTTGTTCCTGAAAACGCCTTTTCCCAACCTGCTGGGGCAGTTTTACATGAGATCGCACCAGTAGCAGCTCCATCAGCAACCCCGGTTGCATCAAAGTCAAATGTTGTAGTAGAAGCATTTGTTACACGCTTTTCTCCATTTAGCGCTGTCGGCGTTGCTCCCTCGATCAATACAACCATGTCGTCTGTAAACCCATGACCGGCACTGACTGACACAGTTGCAACCCCGCCGGTAACAGACAAACTATCGATAGGATTTAGATTAAACCCATTTACCAGACAGGCATCCAGCACCGCTATCATCGACCCAGGCTCGCCGGTGCATTGCGGCGCGCCAGTTTGCTCAAAATTGAAATGTTTTACCGGGATGCTCATGCGTCTATGTCTCCTCGTATTCCGATACAGAATTTATCATCTGGATTTGTTGCAGGCCCCTGCTGGATACACCTCGCCAAATGGGCCGGATGATTGGCGGCAACCGTATTCATCCGCAGCACATTGCCGGTAGACCACCCTGCACCCCAACCCAGCTCAGACAGCTCGAAATATGACTGGCCGTTTTGTGGGTTTATTGGCGCCAATGGACTCGTTACATCACCTATTGCGATCTGCCCGACCTGCTCGCCAACAACTTTGAATGCTGTCGAGCTCGTGAATATTATCGCCCAACGCTCCTGCAGCGTACCCCGATTGGTTACTACCAATGGATAGGTTACGCTGTCATAGCTGGCCGTCGGCGCATCACCAATTAGGCTGTCAGACCATTCACCAGTCCAGGTTTCCTGCTCAAACAATCCAGTCCATCTTGCCTGCATATCACCAAATATCAGGGCACTGGATACGGTGCTTTCCAGCGCCGGGAAATCATGGGTAAGCTGGCGCGTAATGCGGATTTTCCCATCTATCTGCACATCAGACACAACGGCCTGATCACTGATGCGGTGCGCCAGCGATAGGGGCGCAGCAGCAGCTGCTGCAGTACCCCCGAGGGTTACAATCCCGGCATCCAGGTTGGCAGTAAAATCGGCGAACGTATCGCCATTGTTGTCAGAAATGTCCACACGCTCCAGGCGCACCCGACCACAGTCGATTACCTGCCCGTTTGTCGGGCTGGAAATTTCTATGATGGCGGTATGATGAATGACGGCGACATCAGCAGGCCGAAATATCGGCACCCTTCCATCAGATGGAAGCCGCACCGGATCGAGACCCAAAATATCCGCATCCAGTGGCAGGAATGTATAAATCACACAGTTGAACCGGACTGTATTCGGGTAGACAAATATCGGTTTCCAAATGTCTCCATTGCCGTCAATATCAGCCGGGTCATACCAATCCTCAGCTTTTTCCTCTGGCGTCAGGCTGCTGTCAGGCACCAGGGCGCCATAGCGGATATGCGCAACACCCTGCTCCTGGTTTACCACACCCTGCGCATTAACTTGATCAATAACACCGCTCTGGTCGCTCGGCGCTGTGATCAACACCCCGTCTGTCGCCGTACCATTGATCAACAGCGACCCAGGCTGGAGCGGGCTGCCAGGTGTCCGGAAACGATATTCCTGGCTGTACCACTTACCAAACGTGCTCACCAGACTGGTGATTGATATCTGCGGCACACCGGACGGCCTGACGACGACCTCGGCACGCCGCGCCTCGTAGTTTACAGACCCAGCAACGGTTCCATCCGACAAATACAGCACACCCATCCCCGCACGGTCGCTGTACTCAGTAGCACCAATCTTGAACCGCAACGTGCCAGGCACCAACACATCAGACAGCCCGGGCAACAGGTTAATATTTAGCTGAGGAAGATCAATTGATTCAGAGCGCGCAACCGGCGTGGCCGTAGCAATTGTGTAATCAACAATCACCTGGCCGCTGGCGAACTGCTCAGCCTGCGATTGCCCAGTCCAAACACCCATGCCGTCACTGTAGCGTTTATAGCTGAAATCATCCTCGACCTTCAGGCTGATGGTTCGAGCAGGGTAGTCCACAACGCCACGGTCACCATCAATATTTCCCGCGCCGTCATCCTGCGCTATATATTCCACCTCTCGCCGGTATTCGTTCGTTACCTGGTAATAACCGACCACCACAGGGCTGGGAACCCCTGGCGTGCGGTACGTCCAACCAATGCGGGTTCCATAATTACCACTCGCCCGCTCTCGCAGCACCCGCCATACCAGATTAATGCTACCTGGCACCGGTTCATTAGCCAGCGTAATCGCCGCAAATCCGCCGGACGCACCAACGCCAGTCAGTATTTCACGCTCCCTGGTGATCTCCTGATAATCGAATGTGATCTGGCTGTTCTGATCTGGCAACGCTGCAAACTCCAGAAACAGCTCCCCTGACGAATGCAAAATGCGCCCGGAACAGTCACCGGCAATCACCCCGTCCGCCGCACCTGTTGCTGTTTTTGCCTGCCCGCCTTCTACCCAGCTCACCGTCAAGCTGCCAGGAGCAGCTGGCGTTGCCAGCGTATGCTGCACAATGATCGGATCAAAATCTACACTGCCAGCCCGGTCTGTGTAATGCACCGCACTGGCCCAGGTAAACAGCACATCAGAACCCACGTCTGGCAGCGCCAACAGCGTGACGATAACAGAGCCGGTACTGAAATTGATCACCCCGCTACCATCTCCAGAGAGCGCACCAGTACCATCATCCTGCAGCGTGTACCAGCGCCCAAGCGCCCGATACTCTACCGTGAGCACCCCAACGGCTGGGATTGGCGCACAGGAATATGTGTAATTCAGCGCACGATTGCCCAGCGTAACCTGGATGCCACCAGTATGGGATGGACCAACAATTGAAAATTCCTCGCCACCAGACGTTATCTTAATTGCGCCCTGTCCACCTGGCTGCACATCCACCACAGGCGTTTCGCCGCGAGTTGATGGCACCAGCGCTGAATACACAGATTCCAGCTCCACCTCTATATCTCCAACACTGGCGGCAGTTTTCAATTTTGAGGCGCCATAGTATTTGCTGGCGTCAGCCACCTGCGTAGTGCGAATGATCGCCGGTGGTGAAATATTGTCCAGGCAGGTGATAACCGCCCCCTCAAATGTGTGCGTGAGCGGATTGCCAATTTCCACAGTGATTACTTTTCTCTGAAAAGCATTACATGGCTGACCAGCCTGGAACGATATGATCTCATCGGATACGTCAGTGATGCGGCAATATTGACTGAACTCCGTTGGCTGATCTTCATTCTCAACCAGATAAACCACATCCCCAGCAACCGGTAATTTGGCGTTCACGCTGCCAAACAACAAAATGCTGCGCTGCCCCTCCAATTGCCGCTCATACAGAAACCACGGTCCTTTTGGGCCACGCACAACATAGCTCTCAATTTTGTTGCGCGCCGCATCACGGGTGTCGTTCCAGTCCCCGGTATCGAATATCAACGCATCGACGTTATCATCCTCCGGCACCGTATCGAGAATTAGGTTACTGCCCATGTAGCTATCTGTATCCAGGGTATAAACCGCCGGGTAGACTTTACGCAGGTTCACCCGGCCATAGGTACGATCCAGCTCTGATATGTCTGGGAAAATATTATTACTCTGCCCACCAATAATGATGTTTCCGGTAGCCCGCCCACCACCATCAGGCGTATCTGCCATGCGCTCTGACTCGAGCAACTTGATATCGTCTTTCGTAATTGGCACTTTCGCTATACCTCAATAAATCGGATTGCGACCTTCCACAGGTCGTGCTCTGTACCGTCCGGCACCCGGAAACCACGGATTGGCCGCGCATCGATGGCGGTTGCCGCGTGATGAAACCGCACTGAAAACACCCGCCCATCATCCAGCGTGAGCGCCAGCACCTGCCCAGCACCTGCGGCCCAGCCCGTTATCGTATCCAAGTCAGATTTTTGCATGGCAGCCATGTTTTCAGCACCTGGTGACAGGGTGATTGGACGCCCTGCCAGCATCGTTCCCTCGTCCACCAGCAGCGATCCAGCCAGGCTGTATTGCGTAGCCTGCTGCACAGGCTGCCAGTTAAATTCATCCACCCAATCCATATTTTGTGGAAGCACCACAGTGGCTGCCCCGTCTGAGAGAGCATGACTCATGTTGCAACCAACCCAGATCGCTCCAGGGCATCAATAAGCGCCGCCACATCCTGCTCGCTATTAACTCCTATCTCCGTTGATCCAGCTTGCGTTTTAATCTCCAGCACATGCCTGACAGGGGCAACAGTTCGCGCCCGCCCATATTTCTCTCGCAATGCATCTTGCTGATCTTGCCAGTCTGATTGCGCACCAAACCCGCCACTAATCCTGTTACCGATTTTACCCGCAGATTTTGCAGACTCTACAGCCGCCTTGTTACCGGCGGCCATTAAATACTCCACCTCAGTTTGCCCTGATTTTATCGCTGCAAGCACCGCCTGCATGAACGCCTGAGCAGCCTCGTCACCATATTGCACAGCAATTTCGCGCTGCCTCTCTGCTATCCCCCTCGGGATCGGCGTACCTTCACCAGATGTATATACAACTCCGGCATCAACGTCTTCCTGCGTCAAATTGTTTTTTGATCTACGCACTCGCTCTGCTGCAGCATCTGCTGCCTCAGCAGCGCGATTCATCCCTGCAACAATGTCATCACCTGCCTGCTGTCCTGCATCGCCCAGGTCGCGCATCGAGTCAGCAGTTTCCCGGGTAGACCGTTTTACATTGTCCTGCGATGCACGCAACTCAATGTTTTTCTGGATCAGATCGTATTGCGCATCGTAATACTCACGCAGCCCGATTTCACCGCGCCGGTATGCACCAGCCAGCCTGAGCATGGCATCATAGTTTTCTGATGTACTCTCGTTAACTTTTGCCAGTGCCAATGCTTTGTCACGCAATACATCGGCGGCCTTCTCCGCCTCTGCTGCGATCTTTTTTTCAGAATCAGCCAGCGCCAACCCCTTTTTAGCGGACGCCTCAGAAACAACCCCCATGACCTCGATGTTATCGCCCAGCTCTTGTGCAGCCTGGGCCAGAACACGGTTTACTTCCGCCTGGGTGGTGGCGTTTTCAATGCCAACCAAATAACTCGCCGCAGCCCGGGCATTTTCTGCTGAGATCGTCTTGAACGCCTCAGCCGCACCACCGGCAGCCGCTGCCAATCCGTCCAGTTGTGGCGCGGCACCAGCGGCCTGGCCACCGGTTTTTTCAATTGCCGTACCAGCCTCTTCCGTGGCCTCTGCCAGCACCTCCATTTTTTGCGCGCCTTCTTCTGGACGCTGGTCCACTTCATCCAGCAACTCCTGGTATCCATCCCGGATACGCACCAGATCATTCACCATGCGATCGGCTGCATCAGACATTGTGTCATCAGTGAATACTGCAACAAACATCTCCCAGGCGCCCTGCATGGAGCGGAACCCACCGTGGACGGTTGATGCAAGAACAATCCCGGCCTTTTCTGCTATCTCAAATTCATCTCGCAAATACGTCCCAATCTGCCACCCGACAAGGGCTGCACCCAAGGTATTGAACATGCTTGCCAGCCGATTACCCTTAGCAAACGCAACATCCAAACCAACACCCAGTTCTGTTAGCGCAGAAACGCCAGATCGCCCAAAATCCAGCACCCCCAAGTTGAGCGCCAGAAATACCGTTTTCAAACCGGCGGCAGATACCGCAATACCACCCAGCAGCGTGCCCAGCTCAACAATACCCGGGTTGGCTTCAGTAAAATCGGCAATGGCCTTTGCGCCGTCACCAAGTACATCCACCATTTCATTCAACGGCGGCAACAGCGCCGTACCCACATTGATGGCGATGTTATTGAGTGTGTTGAGAAGCTTGTCGAGTTGCGCTTCAGATGTCGCCATGCGCTTTTCGAACTCTGCCTGCATGGCGCCAGCAGCTGCGGCTTTGTCCGTAGACAGACCCAGCGCTTCGTTGTACTGGTCGAGATTATTGACCAACGCGGCGATTTTCGCCTGATGCTCCTGGCCGAACATCTGGGTGATTGCCTCTGCCCGCGCCTGGGTATCCATGTGGCGCAGGGTTTCGAGAAATTTGTTGAGCGCCTGTTGCGGGTTAGCCTGAATATCAGCAGCCATTTGCTCTGCGCTAACGCCAATGCCCGCCAGTCCATCCTGAAATTGGTTGCTCTGCACATTGGCAGTTTGCAACTTGGACAACATGACATTGATAGAGCGGGACGCCGTTTCCGCCGGGTAGCCCATGGCGATAAGCGCGGCTGACAACGCCGCAGCTTCTTCCGCCGCCAGGCCAAATTGCTTTGATGTGCCACCGATGCGAACCAGGGAATCAACAAGCTGAGCCTCTGTCGCCGCCGTGTTGTTTCCAAGTTGGTTGATGCTGTCACCCAACGTCTCGACTTGGTCGATGCTCAGGTCTAAAACATTGGTCAACTTCGCAATAGACTGGCCTGACGCCTCTGCAGACAGATCGAACGCCACAGCCATTTTCTGCGCCAGATCGGTGAACTGGCCAATACGTTCGATGGGAACGCCAAGTTTCGCCCCCTCTTCTGCTATTTTTGCCAGCTCGACGGCGCTCAGCGTTGAATTTTCCGCCATGCCCTTGAGTTGGGCACTCAGGGACTGAATTTCCTCATCCGTGCCACTGAGCACTTTTGAGACATCGGCCATGGCAGACTCGAAATCAATCGCTTGTTTGACCATATAGCCAATGCCGGCCCCAGCAACCGCCATCTGCCCGAGCTCATATCTGGCATCGACCAGCGACTGTTTCCAACCGTTGGTGCTCTGTTCCAGCCGCTTGATCTTGGCGTTGGCCTTTACTGCAGCCTGCGCCAGTTCTGTGCTGGTGAGCTTTCCGGTTTTTTTCAGCCGGTCATATGCAGACTTAACCTTGTCGATTTCTGTCTTTGCTGCGGCATGCGATTTCACCCCAAGAAAATTTCTATCCCGGGTGATGCGATCCAGTTGTTGATAGGAGCGCATCAGATCCTGCGTCTCTCCATCCATATCGGACATTGATGCGGTGCCGGCATCGATGTCTTTTGCGAGCTGATGGAACGCTTTTATTTCTTCGTCTGTCTTGCCCAACTCCTTGAGCAAATCATTGAATTCTTTCTTGAATTCCTTTATATTTTTAGCTGCCAGGGCTTTTTCCACCTGCAGCTTGATTTTTACGCTTTTTGAGTCACCCATGGAAACTACCAGACATCAAAAAATTGAAGCAACGATCACCAAAGCCATGCCGTTTGCGGCAGCTGCCGGTAGCATTGCGTTTGTATCGTTGGCGGAAAATCCTGCCGGCATACTGCTGGCTGTTACGATTGGCGCAATTGCCATCGGATCGGTCGCGTTCGTGCTTTCTTTTTTGATTCGACACTGAGCCAACAAAAACCATCACAACAACTGCCGTTTCGGCTGGAACTCAACGTGGAAGTGAGTCCCCTCACGCACCACGTCAAATTCATCACCCAAAACCGACCTCATCTCAGCGTGCAGCATTGCAATCAATTTTTGCGAAACATTGCGCAACGACACATCAATGGCGAACCCAACATAATGCAGGCTCGCCGTTTTGTGCTGCCCATCTGTTCCGCAGCTCAGGCGCACCGATATTTGGTGCCTGCTGAAGAGAAAGCATAATAGCGTGTGCGCTATACACATTTCCGGCTTGATGCCACGAATAGATGCTGCGCCTTCACCCGCTTTGATATGATGATCAACCACCTTTTCCTCCAAACGATATCCATGCGCCAAAACCAATTGCCGCAACAGCCGCAGTAACCAGGTGCCAATGCCCTGCAATCCATCTGAGTACACTGTTTTTCCCGTCCTGCCTGGCACGATATACATGGAACTCATCCCGTAATTCCGCCAGCCCATTCTCAATGCGCTCCATTCGCCCAAACAAACGCTGCTGCGTGGAGTGCATGGTTTTCACGGTATACTGAAATTCAGCAATTTTACCCAGCGCCCTGGTTAAAGCAGTCTGCTCCTTTACCAGCATCCTGATGTCTCCAGCCATCTCTATTCGAGAATTAACGAGCTCTTTCAGGGTGGCAGCAACTTCTGCACGATCTCTCTCAATCGCCTTTTCCAGAAACGCGAGGCGGTGAGCAGTCACACGTTCATCCGTCACGGTTCTTTTACGATTTCAGCAGGGTTTCGCCGCTATCAATTTTTGCCTTGGCAACAAATATGTCTACCATCGAAGACAGGAAAAAATTAGCCATTTCTGCAATCGCCTCACCAATAACGCCACCAACTTCCCTTAGCTCCGCCATCACTGCTGCTTTTTTATCTTTGCCTGGCATATCAAAATCAAATGCGGCATTTATCACATCCTGCATTTCTTTCACCACATCATTATCATATGCAGCCTTGAAACCGTGGTACGCAGCATTGATCAGAAACTGCAAAATCATTTCTTTCATTTCCTTTCCTCTTCACATTTCAGTTTAATCTGGGCGCCATCGAGCGACAGCGCCCACACTTCAAACGCCGAGAGAGTCTCGACGCTCTTCAGCGCTGTCAGACTCGCGTCCAATGGCGCCGGGTACGCTACGCATGCCAACTGGCTTGCTGGTGAGAACGCGCAGGACGATATTGGCAGCAGCAACAGCGGCCACAGACAACGCAGCCGCTTCTGCATCGGTGATGATGAGCACATCATTGCCATGCAGCGCATAGATAACAGCACCGGACAAAACAATCAGGTTTGACCAAATCGTTTTGCTCAGATACCAGCCTTTTACCTGCATTTGCTCCATCGCCTCGGCAATGCGTGGCATGATTTTTATCAATTGCAGCCACCGCATTATGCTTGTGGCCGGCCATTGATGTAGACGCTTTCACGTCCATCTGCTGGCTTTTGTATACCGATGTCGAACCCAAGCACCTGCACGGTGTCACGGCTTTTCCATTGGAAATCACCAGCAGGCGACATGACGACATCAGGGAAATATGCGTCCCGATTTTCACCATATGTATTGTCAGCAATCCAGCGCAACGCCCCTGTTTTTGCCCCAAGATCGTTGGATGTGATGTTTTCCCAACTAACAGCAGTGGTGTTGAAATCTCCAGTCAGCACCTTTCCGTCACCACTACCGCCAGCGACGATAAAGATCCGACCTGTCTCAGCATCCAGCAGGTAGTCAGTAGTCAGCGTCAACGCGGTTCCACCGTCATTGATGACCACGTCCGTCAGCCCACGCAAACCGGCAGGGTGTGTCGCGTCCACACCGAGCTGATACCAACGGTCACCAGCTACCGCCCGGCCATCATTTACTGGATCTGCAACCACGGCAGACACCCCTGTACTCAAACTGCCAACGTCGCCCATAATGAACATCGCAAGGTTTTCACCACTGATATCCTTTACGGTACACGCCCCTTTGCGATTAACAGTTTTTGTAATATCCATCAGCTTTTCTGCTGTCGGCCCATCACTGGAAAACTCCTCCAGCTTGTCTGATTCGACCGTCAGCGCAAAGTCTGGCGTTTCCGCCAGGTAGCTCTCTCCAGTCAGGTTGCCGTCGGCATCATGCGCATCGAAATACACTTTGCCAGAACCCAATACGATATTCAGCAGCTTACCCATTGCCAGCCTCCTTCTTGTTCAGTTGCTCTTGCTGCTCAGCCGCAGCGTCCAGGCGCTTGATCTGGTCTGTAGTCACCTCGACCAGTTCTTCGCCCTTGTCACGCCACTTTCCGCCAACGCGGGCCCGGGCCTTGAGGGTGTATTTCTGTGTTTTCATCCCATTCTCCTGGAGATTGCTATGCGCCAATCACGGCGGTTATTGAAAAAAACATGGGGTATTCTGCGTAGCCAACGGCGTAATACGGCGCACCGCGGCCACGGTACTGCGGCGCCCGGAACCCATCTGGAAGACCATCCCACCCAGCCAGGGCATTGAACACCGTCAACATGATGGAACCTGCAGCAATATCGATGGCCGCGACCTTGGCTTTGTCATGCACATTGGCCACACAGACCGTTATCTGGTAATCCTGCTGGTCAACGACAACGCCACCCTGCTCACTGCTATCAATGGCATCCATTGGAGACGGCATGACAAAAACCGCAGGACAGTATTTGGTGGTATCACGCACCCCAGCCAGCAGATCAGTGGCATCAATCGTCCTGATTCCATCTGGCTGCTGGTACGGCAGCTCCATCCTGAGACGCTCGACCAGCAGCGGCATGGCTGCATAGAAATTATCAACGGCCACGAACATTGACCTCGTAGTTGAGTTCCTGCTCGAACAACTCTGCCAGGCGAATTGGAATGCGCCGCGACACCGCCTCCACATTGCGCTCCGCACTATTGAGCGGAACATATTGCTCATCAATCGGCAGGCGCGCATTACCACTCCGCAAATACACACCACGGTGCCCACTGCGCATGGTTGCCAGGAAAGCACGCTCAAAAAAGTGCTTTCCTGCTCTCGCACCACGCCGTTGTTGACGCAGCGAGCCAAGATAGGCGGCCTTGATTGGGTTATAACCAACCCAAACCGCCGCATAACCACCAACGCCATGATCAGCGAAAGAAATTTGCACCCGTTTTTTGTGCCTGCCGCTGCCAGATGCCTTGTACAGCGCACGCACCGGCACCGCATCATCTGCTGCAATGCCGCTGGCAACCTGCTTTGCAGCCCACTTAGCCGCTTTGTTTTTGGCACGATTTGCGGCCCGGTCGATCTGGTCATCCAATGCGTCGAACGCATCAACAACATCTTCCAGCCCCTCGACACTGGCGCTCAGGTAGCCTGGCATCACTCATACTCCCGCACAGTTGCCAACCAGGTGCCGTCATCCTGCGGCAGTAAACTGACTACCGTCAGGTCTTTGCCGCGCGCACGGATAACATCTCCGTCACTAATGCCGGTGGCAGTAACATCTGCCTGCAATAGCTCTATCGTAGGATCCAGCGAATCGACAGATGCACCGCCGAACTCACCACTGTCAGGCTGTTGTGAATAGATGCCTGTGGCCGAAGTTGTCCCGCCAGCGGTCACGATCTCGATACCCTCAGCGAAGGTATCGAAAACCGTGGCTATTGCCTGTTTTGCTATGGAGTCAAATGCTGATGTCATTGGCCAGTCGATGCGGTTAGTTGCACTGTTTCATCAGGCGTTCAGCTTCACCAGCACGGTGGCGTCAGCCGTTGCTGCGGCGGCGAACGCATAACCCATCAGCGGGTTCGTGTCCGTGTCGTCAGCATTGCCAGCGGCCGCATCCCAATACACCAGCGCGCCTGCAGCAAGTGCAACAGCACCGTCCTTTGTAACCTCGAACACACCAGCGACTTGTACTGGGCCTACGTCACCAGAGGCAATGTCGTTCAGGGCCACGCCAACGCGCTGTCCAACCACCACGACATCACCGGACGCGATGGCAGACGAGGCGGCGTAGTCCATGACTTCGCCTGGTTGAATGTAATTTTTTGCCATTTGCTTTCTCCTGTTACGTTATCCGGTTACTGGCCGGGGTTTTTTGCCAGGGTGCGGAAGTCCAGCGCCTTCACGCCAGCATCAAGCCTCACCTTGAATTCGGTACCATCCACGGTCCAGCCGCTCTGCTGTTCCAGGTAGGGTCGGTCGTTGCCGTCAAGGTATGCAACTTCAATGGTGTCATGCATGCCGGAGGAAGCAGCGCCATACCAGGCGGTTGCACTTACGGCATCCAAGCGAGCATCAGAGATCACCTCGAAAGTGCCACGCACGCTGTTCGGCACGGTGTTGTTCTTGGTTGATGCTCCAACTTCGTACTCTGAATCACGCACAACCTTTGCTGTTCCTTCTAGAGCAACAGGTACCAGCAGATTCGCCAGACGAATGTTCAGCGCTGAGGCACCTTTCTTGGTGCTGTCGGTCTGCGTTGCCATGGCTACGCGCATGGCGTCAACTGATCCGGTATTTATGCCGGCAGCTGTCAGCAGGTTGCTGTGACTAGCATGAAACAGCGCGGTGCCGTCGCTCATTGTTGGGTTGCTGGTGAGAATGGCGTACACCAGGTCACCGACCGTACGAATTGCCGCCCGACCCATGAGTGCAGGAATGCGGGTGAATGCATTCAGGTCGTCATTGATGATGGCCTGGCGTGTGATGCTGAACAGGCTGCCGTAGGTGGCCAGCTGAATGGTTTCACCACGATCACCAACTGTCGCATATTTGTACTCTGCGCCGTCCCGCACCTGCTCCAGTGACGGAAAGCTGTTCAGATCCACTCGCGAACCAGGCTTGAAGTCTGGCAGTTCGCCTTTCGCCGTCCACGCCTGGAATGTTTCTTCGGCTTCATCATGGCCTTTTAGCATGGCCTTCTCGGCGACATTCATCAGCAGGCTGCCAAAATCACCTGAGGTATGTGTGAATGCGGCCGCGACACGATCCATCTTGCCCATGTTGGAGATTTCTACACCGTGCATGGCGAGTACGCGCCCAGCCATTTCCATCAGACTCAGGCCGCGGAACTCACTGCCTGTGTCTGCGTCTTTTCCGGAAAGACCGGCGCGAGATGCCAAGGCAAAAACGGCGCCTGCGCGGAATTTGTCTTCCTGGCTCTCGCCTGAAGTTGCAGGTAAATTGCCAGCCAGCGGCTCGCCGGAGGCTGCCATTTTTTCCAGGATATGGGACTGGGCCTGTTCAGGGGTGATTTCGGCATCATCCAGGCAGGCATCAAGTATCTTATCCATACCTTCATGCGCCATGAAGGCCGGCTTGAATAGGGAGCGAACAGATTCGCGGCGCTGCTTTTCAGCGGCCAGGGCTTCTTTCTTCGCCTTGGCCTTGATATCTGCGACGTTGTTTTCAACCGCCGGCTTTTCTTTTGACTTGGTAGTCATTGGTGTTTCCTCGTCGGGTTGTCTGGCGGCGGTTGCCACCGGTTTGTGATAGGTAAAACGGGTGTTGTTGAGTGATGCGGCCATATCCATATCGCTGGCCTCATCAACCTGATCGATAAATCCTTCTTCCAGCGCCTCTTCAGCGGTGTACCAGTGATCCTCACCATCGGTGAGCAGCGCCAGCATGTCTTCGGCTGGCTTACCTGTCTTTCTAGCGTAACTGGTGGCCATTGCCTTGGCGTGTTTGTCCAGCACATCGGCGGATTCGCGCATTTCCTTTGCATTGCCGTAGATACCAGCCCATGGCGCGTGGATCATCATCATGGCGTTCTCCGCCATAGTGACCGTATCGCCAGCCATGGAGATGAGTGATGCAATGGAAACCGCCACGCCATCCACGATAATTTCGGTATCGGCAGGGTGTCTCTTGATTGCATTGTGGATGGCGATGCCGTCTTTCACGGATCCGCCATAGCTGTTGATGCGGACGATCAGTTTCTGCACATCAAGATTCTTCAGCTCTTCGGTGAAGGTTTTGGCGTCTACGGTTTCCGCCCACCAGCTCTCGCCGATGTCGCCATAAATGAACACTTCTGCTGTGCCCTTTCCGGCGGATTTGATTTCCCACCAGTTATGCAACTTTTTTGCCATTTGTTTCCTCGTCGGGTTTGTCTGATCCTGCAGCCTGTTTTCCCAGGCTCAGGGTTACGCCGCGCTCTTTGGCGTCACGGCGCCATTCGGATTCCTGTTTGAGAATTTCCTGCGGGTTACGACCGAACTTGCGGATCACCATTGGCCCGGAAATGTACCCGGCGCCTTCCTGCAAGATATAGGCCTCGACTTCTTTCTTCGGGTCGATCCACGGCATGGATGGCGCAATGAACACCGCGTCGTCCATGGTTTTGTAGTCGGTGTTATCCGGAATATCCAGAAGACCTGCTCCATGAGCTGCCGCCACGAATAAACGCCACACGGGCCGCACATATCCGGATACGAAGTCCACGGACAGCACGTCATAATTGATCCATTGCTCCACCAGCTCCTGCCGCTGGCCAGAATAAGTTCCGTTGTAATCCTTTGCCATTGTTGAGAACGAGACTCCAAGACCAGCAGCAGCAGCACGGATCTGGCCAGTACGGAAATTTTCAACATTCGGGTTTGGCCGGTTGGTGTCGATGGTTTCTATGGACTCGCCTGGGAGCAGATCATCAAAGATCATGCCTGGACGGAACTTGATGTGACGCTGTTCCTGATTTCCATTTTCGCTGGTATCTGCACCGTACATATCCGGCGCTCCTTTCTTGATGACAGCCGCCATGGATGCGGCTACTTTCGCAGCAACACGCTCTGATTCCTCGTAGTCTTTGATATCGTCAAGTCTATTGATTACCGATGCAAACTCTGACACGCCGCGCAGCTGTCCGATCCTGTCAGTCATTGACAGGTGCAGAAGATTTGCCGCAGGAACACGCTTCAGGTCAGACTGAAGCGGGAATCGCAGCATGTCGCCAGGATGATCCTTGAACATCCAGTACCACAACGGCCTCCCCCATGCGTTGGTCTGGATTCCGTTGCGAATGCGCTTTGAATCATCGTTGTATTCGTAGGGAAGATAGTCGGATTCAAGCAGCTCCAGGGAGAACGGAACCCGGGTACCGTGATCGAGGAATCGCACCGGCCCAACCAGACTTTGCGAAAGCGCCTCGCCATCACGAATCCAGGAAGACGCCACCATGCGCTGCACCTTTTCCCAGCTCATTCGGCGAGTTACTTCAGGTGCAATCATCCAGTCACGGTGCAGTTCGATCAGCTGCTTTGCCAGATCAGGAAGAAGCTCGCCAGCTGTGTCCCTGGGAATTGGCTCAATTCCGATGCCGCCACCTCCACAGACATTGTTTGTCAGTGCGCGCAGTGCACCACGGGAAACATCGTGATTTCGCTGCAGATAACGCGCCTGGTTTCGCAATGAGGATGCTGATCGCTCGGCAAGTGCGTTACCGGAGCTTGAATCGTTACGGTCTTTGCGCAACCGTCCAGGAGTCACAGCATCGTATCGCGCAAGCAAAGATGCGTATTGACGGCGACGCAGCGCCCACTTCGGTGATATGGCGGCAATGGCGCGATCCAGCATGCTCATCAACTGAAGTCCGCCAGTTGATGACGGATGGACCCGGACTGGGATTGCGGGCGTAACGCCAATTGAATACGACGCTCTGCCTTTAGCAGCTCGTCCATATCGCGATAGGTGACGAGCTTTCCGTTCACGCGAACGGTCAACGCACCAGTCGCAATTGCTATCTGGATTTTGTCTAGATCAGTCTGAGTGAATGCCATGTCTGAAGCATGACAAGAATTCTGTCCCAACTTTAAGCAAAACGTGGGAATTTATTCAAGCTCTGTTCAATATCCGGTATAGCGTGCTTCTGGTAATGCCGTTATCACGGCAAACCTGGTCGTGATTGTCACCGGTGAATGCCGCCATTACTCTCTTGTTTCGCTCATTTATCATCCGCTTTGTTGCGCTTGGGATATACACTCTGCTTCCGCCGAACTCTGTTTGCAACAGCCCGAGGATCTCATCAGCAATCGGCAATGCAAGGTGCTCATGCATTCCAGTACCTGTTCTGACTGCGCGAATAATCTTGTTTTTCAGGTCTACGCATGCATCAGTGTCTCTCATAGCGCCCAGTCCTCTGACCCAAACCCGCCAGATGGTTGCGGCGGCGTGCGATGCTTCACTGTCGATTTTCGCGCAATCTCACCGGCAGGAATAGGAGGTGCGCCTTTACTCGCAGAAACAACACCAGAAAACATATCACCAACACGCGGTTCCAGCTTTTCTTCCAAACGATTCCAGTCG